CAGATATCTTGTGTGTTCCAGACTGACTGCCTGTAGTGATAATGAGCGCCCCGGTGGGGGTTGCCGATAAGTTGAACGTGGTAGATGACACAAAACGGGTGTAGTAGGTTGTGCCCACCAGCAGACCTGTTGGCAGTGCGCCAGAAGTTTCAAGGACAATGGCTGTTTTATCTGGAAGGTTTATAGTGGTTGAGACAAGGCAGGGGTTGGCAATTGTCATTGTGACTGTAGGTGCTTGGAAGCCAATAGTGGCGTCCCAGTAATACAGCGGCCCCCCCCTTGTGCCATAAATCAAATCTTCACCAAAGTTAAATTGATTCCATAGCCGCATAGCTTCCGTAGAAGACGCGCTAGTCCCCCAAACACCAGAACTCCAAGCTCCTGCACCCCAGCCTACTTGCGGTGCAGCAAAAGATGGCCCTGTATTAATTTGATACACGGCATAAACCGTTCCACCTCCTGAAGCTGTGGACGTTGCCGCAGATGAGGCGGTAATGGTATAACCAGCCAATATCTGGTACTCCCCGGCTATGGTCAGCCCCCCAACGGCGGTAGCGCCTGTAAACGTCACAAAATCATTGACGCCGTAGCCGCCACCAGCATCAGTAACTGTAACTGTAGTAGACCCACTGACAGTGGCAAACGGGTTGGTTAGTGTGTGGACAGTCTGTGTAGGGGTGATGTCGTAGTACGCACCACCGTTAAGGATGTAAAACTTGAGGTTTGTTCCAACTCCAAGGAGGTTTTGGAAACCAAGGGTAACCCAGTTCCACAAGGATCGGCAGACACCCAAGAACGTGTTGGCAGAGATGCGTACCCAACCGCCTATCTTTTCAGGCGTACCTTGCCGAAACCGGACGTTATCCGACTCATAGTAGCCGCCTTCATTGGTGTATCTGGTGTTCTCCCTGTTTACACCCGGCTTGAGTTGAATTTTCTGTAGTGGCATTTTCCATCCTAAGACAGGAACAGGGCACGTTCGTCATTGCGGCGCTTGACTAGACCCGGTAGGATTTTACCCCCGCCCCTCGTAAACTTCAAGAACTCATCTGCCGCTTCTTCAATTTCTCCACGAAGAACCTTCTGACGGAGGGTGCTTCGCTGTACGCCCCCCAAACCCAAATTAAAAGCAAAGCTGACAAGAGCATCATTTTGACCTTGGGTAAGCACCATATGAAAAAGTCGGGCGACCCCAACTTCAAATCGGATGAGATCAGCACTAAGGGTTCCATCTACCTCATCCTTTGAAAAAGCCCGACTATCCTCTGGCGCAAGCGGGTAAGCGTCTCTTTGATCCAGTGGTAAACGTCCTTGATCTGGGTATAAAACATGGCCTACTCCTACAGTCCAGAGCCGCGCTGGGCAACGGTACGGCTTAAACCTCACGCCTTCATGGTGCTTGATCATCTCCTTGCACCGCTGAGAGACTTTCAATCCTTGCCACCTTTAAACGCCCGTCCACCGAAATGGAAGCTGATGATGCTGGCAAAGATGATTTGTGTGTCGTCGTCCCAAAGTTTTTGAATCAAAACGTCAAATGCAATATCCCGCTGCCAAGCGTAGACAAACCCACCGATCTCAACAAACGCAAACAGTCCAAAGAAGCCGTAGGTCAGTATCGGGCGCACACCGGAGCGCAGGTTGATCATCCACTGGCTGGCCCCTTGCCCGATGGCTATGTCGTGCGCGTACAGTGCAGCCCGTTCGGATGCCTCTGCTTCTATGGCCTGACCCTCTACTTTGATCTCCTCTACCCGCTGCTGGGCCTCAAACCCGGCCTTGCGTAGTTCCAACTCACGCTCAATCTGAAGTTGAGCCATCGCCATCTCATGCTTCTTGTCGGCACGATCTTGGAAAAAGCCAAGCAGCTTTGGTAGGCCACCAGCAAGGAAAGAGATTAGGGTTGAGAGTAGGGTTAGCATTTCTTTTCTTCCTCATGGGACAGTTTGACGCCAGCAAGTAAGCCAATGAAGCCGCCGACAATGGTCTGAAACGCAGGGCCAACAAGCTCAAAAATCTTGTTGTTGTCCACCTTCTCGTCAAACAGTCCCATTAGCATTACACCCGACATTGACAGGACAACAATACACAATGTCATGCTAACCATCAGAGTTACAGCAAAAGTAAGTTTGGCTCTCATTTTTTATTCCACATTTCGAATAAAGTCTTGATCTTCTCTTCCAACACCGCCACCCGCAAGTCGAGCTTTGCCAACACGATGATCAGCGTGATGATTGCCAGCAGGATGGGCCATGCCTTAGACAGCAATTCAAAGAAATCCACATCACAGCCCTAGTACTTTCGCAACAAACTGGGCAGCAGCCCCCGGGCCGAAAAGCACTGCAACGATTACAATGTACAGCAGGTACTCAATCTTTGTCATCCGCTTTGAGCCATTGGCAAAACTCTTCTGGATGCCCTCATAGCGTTCAGCGCAGATGGCCTCATGCGTAGCCAGCTTGGCCTCAGTCTCGCTGATCATTTTCTCGCTCATGGCGCGTCAGGCCAAGTGACTGTCCACGGGAACCCAGCCTGTGCAGTTACATCCCGCAGTGCTTGACGGTAAACGGCCCATGCAGTCTTGTCAGCAGTAGCGTCAGTGATCTGCGTCCAATCGCTGTCTTTTAGCTTGTCGTTGCGCTGTTCCCGAACGGCAGATGCTGCGCTGTCAAAGCGTTGCGTTACCTCTTCAGTTGTCATCTCCCGCACCCGCCACACTTGTGTCCAACGCTGGTCTTCATTGCTAAAGACGGGCGGGTCTTCCTCCAGCACCTGAGTGTCAGACAAAACAGGTTGCGTAGAGAAGTACACCCGCATCGCACCATACTCAGCCATTGTTTCGTCGCTGACCGTGCTTGGAAAGCTGGTATTGAGATTGGCGCGTTGTATCTCGTACAGGCTGTACGGATACTTCTTGACCGCACCGTTTTCAATGAGTGCAAACATAAATCACCCCACTTGCTTCTTTATGACAGCTAACATGATCTTGGCTTTTTTCTGCTCAAGTTTTTCAGACGCATACAACGTGTGCAATTGCTCAGTGAATGCCGCCAGTTCAAGCCGCTCATCGGGCGGCATTTTGCTGATTTCTTCAAATGCCAGCGTGTAGTTGTCAATGTTGATCTGGTAGTGCATGACCTCTGCCTCACGGGCGGTGAGTGATGATGCGAGAATTTCTTCTCGGGTTTGTGGTTTGATTTCAGTTTTAGCTTCCATGATTTTCCTTTGAATTAAGTAGTGCTTTGTGTGAAGGCTATGGAGTGTCCAGTACTTGCAGGCAATGTAGTTGGATCAGAAAATTTAGCACCAAAACCGCTGCCAGACCAAGGGTAAGCTGAAATAAACGGTGTTGTAGCGTGAGCTACTGCAACGGTTAATCCATCAGAACTAAAAGCTACACCATTACCAATGCCCGCAGGAAGAGTTGAAGGGTTGCTATATTTAGTTCCGAACCCCGACCCAGACCATGGATAAGCTGTGACAAATGGCGAAACAGAATGAGATATTGCAATAGCAGAACCATCAGGTCTAAAAGCTACACCGAATCCAGTACCGGGAGGCAACGTAGCGGGGTTAGAATATTTAGTTCCAAATCCAGAACCACTCCAAGGGTATGCTGATACCCACGGGGTATTATTATGCGCGACGGCAATTGCTAAACTATCAGGACTAAAAGCTACACCTTGCCCATTACCTGTAGGCAATGTTGCTGGATTGGCATATTTAGTTCCAAACCCGCTTCCTGACCAAGGATAAACTTGAATAATTGGGTTATTGGTCTGGTTTGATACAGCTATATTTAAACCATCAGGGCTAAATGCTACACCTAGTCCATCATTAGGTGGTAACGTAGCTGGATCAGAATATTTAGTTCCAAAACCAGAACCAGACCAAGGATATGCTGAGACAAAAGGGCTTGTGCCGTGTCCTACAGCTATATTTAAACTATCAGGACTAAAGGCTACACTACGCCCAGTATCAGGAGGCAATGTGGCTGGGTTAGTATATTTAGTACCAAATCCCGAACCAGACCAAGGGTAGGCTGATATAAATGGGGTTGTAGAGTGAGCTACAGCGATTGCAGAACCATTAGGACTGAAGGCTATACCAAATCCACTGTTAGTAGGTAACGTAGCTGGATC